AAACGGCTCGTGGAAGATCGGCGGAACGCTGTTCCAAGCCGGAGACACCCCCGCGTCGATCAGCGATGCAACCGACACCGGAGGCGTCGAAGCTGCGTATGGCGGCGGAACCATCCCGGTCCCCACGGTCAGTGGCCGGAGCACCTACCGACTTCGTTCTCTGCTCGCTTCGCAGAATTGCCGCAGCACCTTCGCGCGGTCGATCAACATCGCCTCCATCTACAGCCAAGCGAACGGCAACCTGTCCGGCAACATCTGTGCTCGTCAGTCGATCGCGGATTGCCCCCAGTCGGTGAACATCGCGTCCGAGGAGTGCGTTGTCTACGGCTTCCGAGGCATCAATGCTGGCTCCGAGTTCTCTCGCTGCGAGGGTTCGTCGTCGTGGAACGTTGGTTCCGATACCTGCCGTTCGAGTGCGGAGAACGCCGGCAATCTCGGCAGCTTTACCTGCGTTGCTGGCCGTGGCTGGGGGCTGAATGTCACCCTGACGGTCACCGCTGGCGTCATCACTGGATACGTCATCAACAGTGGTGGTATCGGCTACAATATCGTTGACGTGATGAGCGCCAGCGACCGCATCAACACGCCCGGCGTCGCGGCAGTCTTCACCTTCACGGTGGATGTGAGCGGAACCGTTACCAGCATCACCATCGTCAACGGCGGAACCGGATACTCGGCAGGTTCCACGGTTGACCTGCGCGTAGCTACTCGCGGTGCGTATTCGGCGCATGTCGGTTCGGCGCGTGGTATTTCGACCCAGCAGTTCGCTGTCACGATGGCCAGCGACACCTGCACGGTGAACGGTCGTGAGTCGGCGTGTATTGCCAGCGATACGTGCAATACGCAGGCTGAGAACTCGGCGGTTATTGCTAGCACGACCGGAAGTGCCGTTGCCACCAGTGCAGATCGCAGTGTGGTGGTCGCAGGCAACAACTCACAAGTGAATGCGGCTGGCGGTGTCATCATCGGTGGTTTGAACTGCACCGTGGATCATGCCGGCACCACGGTCGTCGGTCGGCGTACCGCGTCGTTCCTCGCGAACTCGTGGGTGTTTGGCGACAGCGCCGCTGGCTCTACCCTCTCCGCGAATCGTAAGTTCCAGATCACTGCGGCGGGCAACGTCACTGCGGCCGGCACCTTCACGGGTGGCACGGTGTTCGCGGACTACGCGGAGTTGTTCGAGAATGTCAGCAACGGCACCATCCCCCTCGGCTCGCTGGTCGCGCTTGAAGGGCGGAAGGTTCGTATCGCTGCGGCGGGCGATTCGATCGCGGGTGTCGTGTCGGCAACGGCTCTCATCGTGGCCGGCGACTCGCAGTTCCAGTGGTCTGCACGCTTCCTGACGGGCGAGTTTGGTGAGCCGCTGTACGACACCATCCCTAACCCGGATTTCGGGCTCCTTGGTGCGGCCAGTCACATCCAGGTTCCCCGCCCGAACCCGGCGTACGACGAGGCGCGGCCTAATGTGGCTCGCTCCGAGCGTCCTGATGAGTGGACTGTGATCGGCCTGCTCGGTCAGGTGCATGTCCGTGTGTCTGCCGAAGTGAGCCCCGACGATTACGTGAAGGCGATCGACGGGGGCGTGGGTCACTACTCGGATACCGCCACGAATCTGCGCTGCTTGGAGATTCGCCGCCCGTTCGATTCCACCAAGGGGTACGCTGTGGCCCTCTGCCTTATCCGGTGAATACATGACTGACGTACCCGTGGCTCCGGCCGATCTCGTTCACGCCTTGTGGATCTGCGCGTGGGTCTTCGGTGGCACCATTGTCGCCGTAGCTGGCGCGTTCACCACCCTCGCGTGGTGGGTGATCCGTACGCAACGTCGCGACACGGCCATTGCCCGCAATCAGTGTCGCGAGGACAACCGTGCGTTGCAGGAGAAGCTGGATTCCCAAGCGGAGCTGCACAACGGCCACGTCCTCAAGTTCGTGGAAGCGTTCAACCTGATGCGAGACGCTATTAAGAGCCTTCGCCGTGAGGTACTGGGGGCCGAGGAGGAAACCTCGTCTGATCTCCACGCTGTTGTGGAAGATCGCCCATTGCGTCAATTGCCCGTTGATTATTTTGATAGGTAAGGAATTACCCATGCTCGACTACATCTCTGCTCATTGGGCTGACGCTCTCGCCATCATCGGCGGGCTCGTGACGATCGCCTCGGTGATCGTGAAGCTTACGCCGACCGTCAAGGACGACAGCATTCTCGCTGCCGTGGTCAAGTTCCTCGACTATTTCAGCGTGGCTTATCCCAAGCCCACCCTGAAGTAACGTGGACTGGTTGACCGCGATCATCTACGCGCTGGCCAAGGGATTTTGGTCAGCGTATTTTGATGCACAAAAGGAGGCTGCGTATGCTGTCAAAGAGGAACCCACTGCGGATGATCTGGCCCGGTCTCAGCGTATTCGTGATGCTGTGCGCGGGTTGCGCGATGGTTCCCCGGACGATTCCCGACGATCGCATTCCTCACCAAGTCGCGAGGGAGGCGTCCGTCCGGGTTTGGGTCAAGTCCCCTAAAGGCTTCACGCAGGAATGGGTGGTCCTGCGTGAAGGTTGGTGGATCGCAAGCGATCGGGTTGTGAATCCTTAAACGGTCGAGATAACGATTCGGAATCCCGGCGAGTAGTGGCCCGGGACGGCCCACAACTTATTGACCATTATACTGGTGATCTGGCAGTCGTCGGCGTACGCGACTTCGTTGAGTGCGTCGGCCACGAGCTTGGCGCAGTTGTCTACGTCAGGCTTCTGCGTCATTTCCGATGTCTTGTTGGATTTTGCGTGCAGGAAAAACGCATAGATCTCCATGTGCAGCGCCGTCCCCTTGGCGAAGGGGATGTGTGCCGGGTACGCGTCTAGAAAAGCGCGACGGATCTTTCGCTCGGCGTCGACCGTCGCCTTGGGCGTGTACATGCGGCCACCCCGCGTGCATCGGGCTCGGCCCTTGCCCACGGGATCCATTTGCACGAAGAAGTCGATCATCGTGCAATCCTTTCCATCCTCACAAACGGAAGATTCACGGGCGGGCGGTCCTCACGATTCCAGGCGGTGATAATCCGCCCCTTCCCCGCCTCGAACTGCCACTTGTGCCAGCCGTTAGCAGGAACGCGGTCGTGCATCTGGAGCGGATAGAAGCCTTGCTCTGGACCTTTCACAGTTTGTTCCTCTTAACGAGGGGGCGACCAGCGAGGACATCGGTGAGCCAGCCGGAGTAGACGGCGATCTTCTCCGCTTCGACCTTGGACTCGTCTTTACGGCCGAGACGCCACGTGTACCGCATGATGGTTCCGCGCAGGTAGCCGAGGAATTGCTCCTCGCCAAGAGCGGCGCGCATGGCGTCGATACACTCGACCGCGCCGGTACGGTAGTGAGCGCCTGCGGCGGATTCAACGATGGAAGGACTGGGCATGGTGGGTTCCTGAAAACCAAGAAAGGGGACGTTCGTGGCGTTTCCGCCGCTGATTCTGCGAAGATCGTAAAGCTGCTGGCAATTGCACCGCCCGCCTACGTGAACGGCACATTCCGGGTAGTGACCGGTATTAGACACTGGGCAACTCCATCGGCTTGAGTTCTTGGGCGTAGTGCGCGGTGACTCCGGCGCTCGCCCACGTAACATGGTACATGACCCCTAAGAATGATCGAAAGATCCCGGTGACCATCCCGAGGTCTTTGTCTCCGTCAACAACCTGCGTGACGATGTCTCCGAGTTCGTAGACTGGTGCGCGTTGAGTAGCCATGTCAGCTCCCGCAGTTCAGACACATATCCCCGTCATCGGGGAACTTGGTAGTGTACGCCTCGAATGCTGACTCCTTACTCTCGAACTGACCACCGAACTTGTCTTCGATGTACAGCAGGAACTTGGTGGGAGACAGCCCGAGGATCTTTCCCTTGGGCAGAGTGATTTCATTTCTCATTCAAATAGCCTGTGGATTTGGGGTTCGCCGTCAATGATAGTGGCACAGGAGAGGATGGGGCGCTTGGCGTCGTATTTATTGTACGAAAATGCACGATTTTGCAGTGAAATTAAGCACCCAGTAATCATAGAGAAGGTCGAGTGGCTGGGGTACTGACTCCATACGATCTGAGCCTTGGAGTGCGTGTGCCCGCAGACCACTGAATACCCGCCATCACCGCCGTTGTTGATGACCTTCGGAGCCCAGTGGTGACGGAACCATATGTCGTGGCGCCCGCCCTTGACGATGTGATCGTCCTTCCACTGCCAACCTGGGGTACTGTAGAGATCATTGAAGCCAACCAGCATCTCCGCCGGCAACCCCATCTCAAACAGCTTCCGCGCGGGAATGGCGTCATGGTTCCCGGTGGTGATGACCAGCTTCGGGAACTCCTTGAACCACGGGGCGACGTGCTTGCGGCCAGCGTCCAGTTCGCGTTTCGGCCCGTCGAGATCGGGGTCGTGGGAGTGGAACGACGTGCTGTGCCAGTCGTAGAGATCCCCCACAGAGACAGCATCTTGGCACTTGTACCTATCACGAATCCGCTTCACAAATTGTAACGCCTTTGCGTTTTCGTGAGGTATGTGCAGGTCGCTCAGGATAACTGTGTTACGCACGGAAACCGCCTTTTGCTAAGTTCTCCGCAGCCCATAGGGGCTGAAGATTGGTATAGTGACACGCCCGCAGAAATTGCTCGCGATCCGTTAGATCGAACGCAGACAGGGGAACGATATGATCGATGTGCCATCCTTTATGTGCCCAGTTAGACCACGACATCCCCGGTTTGAATAGCGATTCCAGATATGTCTTCAAAAAGGGAACACTGCACCCTAAATCCCGAACGGCGGATCCGGCTTTTTGCTCATTCCTGCGCAATCCACGCTTTAGCCGATGGCGAAGCGATAGGCCTAGCCGAAACTGAATATCGGTTTTATATTTCGTGGCTCGATACGCCACAGCTTTCCGCCGGAAAACCTTGAGCCGTTCGGGGTCGGCCAGAACTTCTGCCTTCCATCTTTTCTTGCAGCGATCTCCCGTTCGCCGGCACGCATCCGTGTTGGCGCGGTAATATTCTTTCTGGCGCGCACGTATCTCGATTGCATGTCGATCGTACCAACGTTTGCGAATTTGCTTTTTACAGACAATGCAGGCGCGGTGCTTGCCTTCGTAATTAGTCGAGAGATTCCAGAACTCGTCCCTGGGTTTTGTCTCGCCGCAAGAAGCGCACAGGCGCATATTCCCCGGGCGGTCCAGCGGTATCGGCGTCATACCCATGTAACCTGATCGTCGGGAATCATTGCATTTTTGCAATGGGTTTTCTTGTCACCTGTGCAGATTGCAGTGTTAACTACTCTTTACGGTAGAATGCACCGGACCAGCCGGCGCCGTTCAAAGGGAGTCCATCTGCCCACGCAGGGACTTCCAACATGACGCGCTTCAGCAACCCATCGTCGGCGCTGGTATCTTCGATCAGTTCGTCATGTACTCGCAGGACCACCCGCCGGCCTTGGGCGTCCAGTTTCACAACGGACTCGCGCATAATGCACGCGCCGCTGGACTGGACCACCTTATTGAAGATCGCAGGGCCGGCAATGGGGAACTCACGCCACTTCTTCCCCGCTCCCATCCCGATCATGCCCCAGTAGTGGAGCTGGTCGCGCCATGCACCCCACGGGGTCTTGACGAGTTTGATGGAAGCGAAGGGGAACGTCATAATCCGCTTGCTCGGGAGGCGCATCCGCAGGTGTGTGCCATCAAAGCAGAAAGCTACGCGACCGCAGTTGAACACGCGACCTTTGCTGCGAACGGCGCTCTGTGCCGCGATGTCCAGGTCCGACCACATCCGCGTCCACTTCGGGTGAAGTGCGCGCCACACGTCCACGGCCACCTGCGCCTCGTCGTCTGCGAGAATCACGCTGTACTGGTCTTTCGCGAACAGTTGCAGTTTAGGACCGCCGGCCCCATATTGCGATCCAAGTACGAAGACCTTGCCGAACTGGCGGCGATCCCCCGAAATCTCTGTGGGCTTACAGCCATAGAACCGCGCCGCTTCAAGTTGGTAAATATCAAGCCCGCCCTTCTCGTCAATCAATCGGAACGCAGCGAGCATATCTTCGTCTTGCACAAGCCATGCACCGATGCGCGGCTCCACGGCGGACCAGTCGCACTGCGTCAGCTTGTTGCCGGGGGTGGCGGCAAAGCATCCACGGAGACAGGTGACGACGGCCCCGAGCGGGTCGAACTTCCCCTTCTCGTAGGCCAGTTCCATGAACTCCTGCGTGTGTCCATCGCGGGCCGCATTCAGCAGCCGATCCAACGGGAACTTGCCGCCTCGCGGCAGGTTCGTGAGCTGAACCCCAAGCGAGGAATCGCGGCCGGTTTCCGTGCCGTGTGGACGGATGTAGAAGCGAAGGCGGGAGTCGGCTCCGGTCTGGGCAAGCAGCTTCTCCAACTTCGACACGCTCGTCTTGCCGAGGGCTTGCCTCGCTTCGAGGACATCGCGCGCCTCATCTTGCAGATCGTCGCGAGCCAAGGCTTCCTTCACCTTGGGTTTGGCCACCGAATCCATGCCCGCCCCGTGCTCGTTCACGTAGCCCAGCACCTTCTTGTGGTTGCTCGTCACATCTGCATCGAACAGACCGTTCGTGGATTCCAGCAGCTTCCCGCCGATCAGATCCCGACTCTCGGACACCAGTTTGTTGAGCCCGCGAACCAGGGGGAGATCGATGTAAATCCCAGACACGTTCATCCGCCACGTCGCCAACCAGAACGTCATCTCCCGCTCGGTCAACGGAGGCAACTCACGGAGAATCGCCAGATCCGTGACCACGTCCTGATGGCAGTACCGCAGGAAGTCAGCCCACTTCTCAGGATGATCGTCCGGGCTACGGAACTCGCCCTTGTGTCCACCTGAGTTGACGGGCTTGGACCAGAAATTAATCAGCGCTGTACCAGCCCCGTCCTTCTGTTCGGGGATGCGCAGCGCCTTCGCGCACTCGTCCAATCCCACGGGGAAGCCCGACGCTGCGGAGACGGCGGCGCTATCTCGCCACGCATTCAGATTGGGCTGTTCCCACTTCGACGCGTTCGTGATACACGAGTACTCGAACGACACGTTGCGTGCCCAAATCTCCCAGCCTTCCCGAACGGCTTGTGACCACTCGGGGGGCTGGAGGCCGCCACGCAGATCGTGAATCTCGGGGGCTCCGCCATTCACGGATACTGCCGCGCACAGAATCTCGGTCGACGGGTCGCAGGAGTATACCCATGCGCCCACGTCGGTAAGTTCGGCGCGGCTGCGCGTTTCCAAATCCAAAACCAGCCTATTCATGCCGGATCCGGGCGTTTGCGGAGCGTGGTGCGCCAGTCGGTGCCTTCGGAGCAGCCAGCACGGCCACCGACTGAGATATACAGGCCAGGAGAATCCCACACAGTTCCTAGGGGGCCTAGAATGCTAGGCGTTGACTCATACGCTACCCACACCCCATCGGCATCCATTGCAACCCAGTTGTACTTGTGGTTTATCTCGTTCCAGACAACCCTAACCGGATCCTCAACGGGCTCCGGCTGGGCCAGCGCACGTCGCAACCGCTCAATGTAGATCGCCGTAGCCGGCGCGTCCTTCCAGAGCGGAGTATCCCAGCGGCCTACGACGGCTTGGGCGGCTTCGATTAATTCCTTGCTCACTTCGCCACCGCCTTCAGGGCCGCGCGTTGGTCCAACCAATCCGCAGCGACGAGGCACGAGATCGCTAGCTGGCGAAGATCGCGCACGTTGAGGTAGGTCTTGTAGCAACCCCCTTCCTCGTGGTCAGCCATGCTGCCTTTGAGTTCCCGGCTCTCAATGTTGACCGTGGGGCCGAAAGAGCCGAGCCACTTCATGTCTTCAAGGACCTTTTCCGGTAGCGATTCCCAGACGGGCATGTCTTCGTAGTTCACCAGTCACCTCCCACGATCGCAATGCCGTTGAGCGGAGACAGCACCTTGTTCGGAGCCGGACGTTCGGAGATCGCATCCACCTCCGCCTGAGTCGCCAGCTTTTCCTTCACCACGGCAGCCGGGGTCAGCGGCTTCTTCTCGTACCAGCCGGCAGGCAGAGCGGTGGCATCCTTCCATGCGGCGGGCTTCTTGCGTCCGTCCTTCAGCTCGAACCCAGTCGGCAGACCAGCGGCGGTCTCGGCTTCCACGAACGTCTCGACCGAATCCAGCCACTTGCGGATCTGGTCGGCGGCGAGGATGACGGCCTTGCGCTGCTCAGTGGTGAGCGTGGCGACGGGGGCGAGCTGCTTGGCTCCAGCCTGAACGGCAAGCTCGCGCTGCGCAGGACACACAGCTTTCGCCTTGCAGAAGTGGCAGTGATCGCCACGCACGATCTTCGGAGCCGTCCGGGCCTCGTGGATGGCGGCACGGAAGCGGGATTCCCACACGACGAGTTCGTCGTACGTCAGATTGGCAAATCGCGGAATGCCCGTGGATGGCTGGTCGATGCCTGCCGTGACCTCAGCCGGCGGGGCGAGCAGTCGCGTATACGCGAACATCACCGCGTACGCAGCGAGCTGCGCGTTGTCCTTCTCGTCAACCCACGTCTCGCCGGTCTTCAGGTCGATGATCGTGTGGCCAACAATGGCGTCGGCAGTTCCGAAGAAGTCGGGGTCCCAGCTCTTGAGCAGAATCTCGCTGGCGATGGGCGAACCCTGCGCCAGTTCGCGCACCCGAGCAACGAACCCGGCGGCAACCAGGATTTCGTCCTCCGCTGCATCGGCGGGGAACGCCACGCCGTCGAACATCTCGGTGGCGAGTTTGTGGATCCGATCACCCCGCGAAGCTGCTTCCGACTTGGTGTCGGGCATATCCTTTTCGAGCATCGGGGAAGCGGTGCAGGTCAGCCAACGGTGGGCGGAACTGGGGGAGAAGAGGGCGTGGGTGCTCATCGGATTCCTTTGCAACAGGATTTGAAGACTTGGACTTCACGGTCTCGACCGCCGCGAAGATAGAGGAAGACTTTGCAGTGGTAGTATTCGTTGCGGCAAATCTCGCGTCCGCAGTGGCAGCACTCGTGGCCTTTCACAGCCCTCCGCTGACCCTTGAACAGGACATGGGTCTTTTCCATACGTGGAATCTACAGCCCTCAGACTGTTGTCAAGAGATGATGTAGAGTCGGGTAGCCCCAGTCGCCGCCGCAGCCCGGCGGATCCGGCCTCCACTGACGAGCTGGTTGATGATGTCATCGAACTTGGCCTGCTCGAACTTGCAGCGATTCAGCAGCACGCTGCGGAGAATGCCCTCGTTCTGTGCGCGGGCGATGTGCTTCAGGACGCTGTTGTATTTCTTCTCGAAGTCGCTCGTGCCACCCGAGTCGCGGAGCCCGCGCGTGACTACGCCGTTACTCATCTGGACCAGACGCCACGCCCAATGGATGGACTCGGCGGTGATCTTCGGGTTACAGGGGTCGGCAGACCACGCGTGAACCAGAGCCAACTTGTGCATCCGCTCCCACGACCGGCCCGCGAGGATCGCCTCCGTCTTCTCGCCGTGGTAACGCAGGTAGCGGGCATCCTCGCAGAAGTCATGGACCTCCGCATCAGCAGCCTCGGCATCCTTGTCAGCGAGGGGGACGTGGATCGTGGCGAGGGTGTTGGTGAGTACAGCCCCAGTCTTGCGCGTCTGCTTGGCGGCGGCGATGATCTGCTCCGTCAGCAGCTTCGGCATCGACTCCTCGCGCGTCAGGATCTTCCGACCGTACTGGGCCTTCTCAAGGATCTGACCCTCAAACACGAGGCATCGCCCCAGGAAGCCGGAGGAGATCATCTCCTTGTCCGCGTAAGGCCAGAACATATCCGGCTGGGCCGTGGCGTAGATGCACGGGTACGGGTTCTCGATGACGATCTGTTCCTTCGCGTCCTTCAGGCTCTTGCCCGAGTAACGTTCGCCGTTGCTGGTCTTCAGCCACAGATCGCGGATGGCCAGCTTGTACGAGGGGCAGGCTGTTGCGTGCCAGTCCCGCAGCATACCGCCCAGCTCGTCCAAGTACCAGACGATCTCAGGTTGCTCCTGCATCTCACGCTGCATGCCGGCCTCGGAAGCCATCGTGTCGGCACCGATCGCCATCCCTCGCCCGACCTTCTCCAAAAGCATCTTGCCCATCTGGCGGGGCATGTCCTTGCCCATCGTGGAATCTGCGAGGGCCACGGTGTACAGATTACCGAGAGCGCCGGTTGGCCCACGGTAGTTGCGGCCCATGATGCAGCCGAACGTAGTGATAGCTGACAGCATTGCCAAGAAAGGTTGACGCCTATGAGAACATGCGTTCGCCCAATCCTGCCACGCAGCCAGCAAGGGTGTGGCGCGGAGAATCGTAGGGTCGCCTAGCTGCTCATCGAACGTCTGCTCCTCTACCACGACGATCGGTTCGTCATCGCCGGGCTCGACTGAACAGAGAGACGACGGCAGCAGCGGTTTGATCTCCGGCGAGGGCGAGGGCGTCGATGTCATCGGCAGCTTTCTTGGCGAAGTCACGGGCTATGCCGGCAACTTCTTCGTCCGTAAAGGTTTCGGGATTATCGCAACGCTCATCACGAACGGCGGTCAGTAGGGCGAACAGCTCCGTAGCGTTAAGGGCTAACGCAGATCGTGCCTTTCCGGCTACCGAACACAACATCAGCCTCCGTTCGCCGTCCCCAAAGGAGCGAGCCCGGTAGTCGTTCGCTGCGCCTCTCTTCGTTTGGCGGCAACGATCTGCAATTTCCACAGGAAGTCGCGGCAACTCCGACTCAGCTCGGAGAGGCACCACTGCCCGGTATCCAAAGGACGGAGGGACGTGGACGGATCCCGTTCGAGACTTGAACTCAACTCCCGGAGCAATGCTTCCGCAGCACGTGATGTCTCCTCCATCTGGCTGTCTAAACCAGATATGCAGACCACCGGACTTGGTTTCGGTGATGGGGCAGTCACGGGTGAAGGTGCTCCAGTCGGAAAACTCTGCGACAATTTCTTGAAGCGCTGCAACACCGTCTCGCCCGGATTTTCTATCAAGATCCAGCGCGATCCCTCTCTCAGGTACACACGCCCAGTCGGCAGCCGGATATATTCGTGTGAATGCAGCCACGGAGCCGGCGGATCGGGCAGATCCTTCTCCAAGGAAGCCAGCAACAAGTGGTCGGGATTCGTCAGTGACATGCTTGCGCCCTTTCCAGGGAACGAGATGGAAGCCCAGATTGGCGAGCCGCAGGACTTCGGCGTTGCGATCCGCGATCATGCCATCAACGCTGACAGCAGGGATTCGGCCAGACCCTCGTCCAGTTGCCCAGCGATCTGCGCGGTCATGATCTGTGCGGCACACGTCGACATATTGTGAACGCACCGGTCCTTGGCCTTCACCATTTTGTTGGCGCGATCCGTGTACCGTGCCGCTGGGTCGCGCAGCCTCTTTCCGGCAGAGAAGTAGGACACGGGGCGAAGTGCGCGGTCGTAGGCGAGGCGCGGGTGTTGGCGAAATATCTCGGCCTCCTGCTTCGGAAGCACACGGATAAGCAGTACGTGGTGCATCTCAGAAACTCCTCCCCACGACACTGCTGTATCGCGGATTATTGGTGGACGGCATAACCTTAATCGTCTTCGGACCCACGAGGCATTGGCAGAATGGCAGCATCTCAACAGCCGACGTAATCACAACCGCCTCTTGGCCCTGCCGCACGCCCTTCATCACTCCCGCCTCCATGGTCAGCGACCAGCCGGGCAGATCCTTGCGGGGGACGGACGCGAGCCAGCCTTCGAGCTGCTTGCGCGCCCACGTCGCACTATCCTCGGGAGACACGGTCAGGTACTCGGACACTGACTCGCGATCCGCCGTGTAGTGAACGACCTTGAGCATGGGCTTTTTCCCGATGTCGCGGGGCGAGTGGACGGTGTACATCGTGCGGGACACCTGCTTCTCTTGAACACCAGACAACACCGCAGCACCGCTGGCCGTAGTCTCGTGGTTCAGCTTGCGCTCCCACACGTAGCCGCAATCGCACTTCACCCGACCAGCGAACACGACCGCCGCGCACATCGGGCAGGTCTTCATCGGGGCTTCTCCCCCGATCTCAACTGATTTTCGGGCGGTGATCTTCTCTTCGATCAGGTCTAACGGCCCGAAGTACTCCAAACTACCCCCGAAGTCGAGGAACAACGTGTTCGTCTTCCGGGGGTCGAGTCTAAGCCCACGTCCCGCCATCTGCAAGAGGAGACCGGGCGAGCGCGTGGGACGCAAATTACAGATTGCATCTATGCCCGTGTCGTCGTAGCCGGTGGTAAGTAAAGCACAGTTGACGAGATGGCGGAACTGGCGGGTACGGAATCCCGTCAACATCCGTTCACGCTCCCCGGCAGCCATCTCCCCGTTCACCATCTCGGCCGTCTCGCCCGACTTGCGCAGCTCGTCCATCAGCATCACGCTGTGTTTGTTGCCCGTGGTGAAGTGGAGGATCTGGTTCCGGCCGACGCACTGGTGCAGGATCTCCTTCGTTGCCAGACTGACCTTCGCCTCGTCGGCCATCATCGCTTCGATTTCCGCCGCGATGAACTCGCCACCACGCATGTGGAGATCGGCAGCGGAAAAGTTCCGGTCGCCGTTCTTCCCGATGATTGGAGTCAGGTAGCCGTCCGTGATGAGTTCCTTCATCCCGACCCGCGCCACGCACGCCTCGAACATCCGATCCGGTCCGTAGATCAGACCGGAGCCCATGCGGAAGGGCGTGGCAGACAGGCCCACGAGGCGCATCTTCGGATTCGCCACGCGGAGATGGCCGATGAACGTGCGGTACATGCCCTCATCATCGGAGTTGAGCAAATGGGCCTCGTCGATACACAGAACATCGGGTATCGGAAAGTCGAACGCGCGCTTGTACACGGACTGAATCTGGCAGATCAGGTAGTTCTGCGACTTGTCGCGTCGATTCAACCCCGCTGCGTACACACCGGGAACGAGCCCTTGAGCGATGGCCGTGGCTTCCAACTGTCCGATCAGCTCTTTGACATGGGTGACGGTCATCATCCGCTTGCCTTTGGCCGTGACGGCTTGGGCGAGAGTGGTTATGCACAAAGTTTTTCCAGATCCTGTGGCGGCCGAGGCGCACGGGCTCATCATACCGTCATTTAACGCCCCTCGAATAGCATCCACTAGCCGTTGTTGATAGGGCCTGAGTTGGCGCATGGTCGTTTCTTTAGTTTCCGTCGTTCACGTTCACGGGCGTTGTTCACGAGCTGACATGCTGGACAGTAGCACGCCCCGTTGGTAGGCTTGCCACAAAACAAGTTGTAGCATCGTCGGTACTGGCGGTGACGCTTCCGCGTGTTCTTCCGCCACCGTTGATCGGTCAGTTTCGCCGCCAATTGAGAAGCACCGATGTCGAACTCTCGCATCGTGGTGCGTGCGCCGTCTGTCCGATCCCACGCTGCGTCATTCCGATCCTTCGCCCCGACCCCATTCGCGCATGTGCTCGAACAGAAGTGCTTGCGACCGTACGGAATGGGGCGGGTGCAGCCGGGGGCCGTGCAGTTACGCACTCGGCACCTGTTGATTGTTCAGCAACGTCATCTCCTCCACGTGTTTCTCCCACGCCTCTTCCAACTCCTCGTACAGATCGCGGATGACGCTCCGATAGTTCGGGGCGAGATGGTCGGCGGCCTGCGCGAAGGTGTCGTTCTGCTCCGATCGGCAGTCGCCGGGCCACGAGATCTTCCACACATACCCGGCCCACTTCCCAGCGTACTGGACTTCAGCCTTCACGCGGAGTTGGATTCGGTGGCGGATGTCCGCTTCGTCCCAAACGCTGATTTCTTCGAGGGGGATTATCATGGTGTTCCTTAAAAGGGGTGATTTGGTTGCGGGCATTGTCCGACCCGCACGCGGAGCTAGTTGTTCAGATCAGAACGGCGCCGCCGAGTCGTCCACATGCGGAGTGCTGCCCGACACCTTGCCGACCGGGGCGGCCTTCCCGTCCTTGGGGAGCACGTACACGACGTTATTGCGGAGCGTATGCGGCGGCTTCTTGTCGGCCTTCACCTTCACCTCCAGCACGACCACCTGTCCGGTGAAGTCGGTCAGATCACCCAGCTTCTCCATCTTGCACCGCTTCAGCAGGGCGACGGCGGTCTCCTTGGACTGCTTCAGCATCTCCTCCGGGCCGTAGCTACCGCCGCCAGCCGTGGGGAACGAACGCTGGTTCGAGCTGGGAGTGATCAGGAAGTTCTCGAACAGCTTGCGACCGGCCTTCTCGCCATCCGCCACCTTGAGGGTGAGATACCACTTCACGCCCGGCTCGACGCCGGGGTTCTCCTCCAGGTACTTCGCCATGGCCTCGGGCTTGAAACCGGCGCCATCGACGTACGGACCTTCCTCCGACTTTTCGATCACGAACGTGTAGAGTCCGTTCGGGAGCGGATCGTTGTCGAACTGCTGCATGCCAGCGTTCGGGTTGCTGGTCTTCTCGGTATTGATGTCTTCGATAAAGCTCACTTGAAAAGCTCCTGAACCTTGCGGTTGTGGTTGATGGATCGGGTGGCCTTGCGGACGCAACGGCGCTCAAACTTGGAGAGGCGGAACGGCATCCGGTGGCGGATGTGCTGGTTGAGGGTACGCTTCTGGCCATCGGCGTCGGTGTAGATCTCGACCTTGTGGCGGAAGGGGTTGGTGGTGGGTTCCATCAGGCGTCCTTGTTGGTGAGCTTGTTAAGGAAAGACTTGGCGTCGGGCTCAAAGTCCACGAATCCAGTCCATCCGCGTCGATTCTTGGCGAAGTAGGTCGGCGTCTGGTCCACTCCGATGACCCGGCGCACGGCCGAGCTGGTGCCGATGAGACGGCGGACGCGCGCATCGTCGGCCTGATCTTCGGTCGTGGTGTACCGGGCGAAGCAGTGGAGCCAGAGATCCGAGTCGCGTCGGAACAGCGAGCCCACGTCCACCGCCTTCGTCTTCATCAGCGACGGCTGCCACTGCTGATACGTGGGCGTGCCGGGCAGTTCGATGTCCAGCGGGCGGGAGTGGACGACGAGCACGACGTAGCACTTCTTCACATCGCGGACTTTGAGCATCCCCTGCGTGAAGTCGCCCATCAGCTTGTACAGGCTGTTGTGGCCACCACCGTACCCACCGTCGCACTCCGCGAGGTTCGTCTTGCCCGGGTTGCGAGCGAAGATGTCGGAGACGGCGAGGGCTTCGATCGCATTGACCGAATCCACGATCAGCGTCTTGTACTCGTGAGGCTCCGTCAGGAAGTCCTTCACGGCGCTGCGGATCTCGGCCCAATCCTTGGGGCCACCCGTCTCCCAGTGCTTCTGGCCACGCACTGCGCCGATGTTCTCGGCGTTGATGATGTAGGGATTGGGAAAGCAGTTGGCGAGCGTCGTCTTGCCGCTGCCGTTGTCACCGGAGATGACGACGACCTCCGGGACGGGCTCTGCTGGCTTCGTGTTTAGTGACATTTGTTTTCCTTGGTCGGATTATGCAGGGGTTTGATTCTTGTCAACAGTGGGGTTTGGGACCCGGATCCCGTTCGCATCCATGAACGTCTTCAGCTTCGCGGGGGTGGTACAGAGCACGCGGGCTGCCGAGTGTACGCACGCCTTCGACGCTTCAAGGGCTCGAATCACTGCGGTTTTGCAGAACTCGGGGCGGGTGTTGATGATGGGGTCAAGCCAACGGCTCATTGGAAAATCTCCAGGTAGATGGCGTAGATGAAAAGACAGAGAGTGCAACTGATGTAAAGGATGAGAAAAGCGCCAACGATCATCCCTCCCCCATCGCGGCGAGCAACGCGGCGCGCATCTGGTCGCGCTCAAATCGATTAGCGATCATATGGCCATGGCGGTTAATCAACGGCGCTTCATTCCATGCGGCGATTGCGGCATCCACCATCTCCTCCGACACCGCTGGCGATGGCGTGGCGCAAATTAGATCGTTGGCCATGCGCCTCACATCCTGAATGTTCAGAATCGGTGATGGTTTTTCTGGCGATGCATCGCGCCTGCGTAGATATCCTCCAGCAACCTCCATATCCATAATCTCCGACCATGGTATTTCGCTCACATCTCCCCCTTGCCGGCGTCCGCCGTGGGCTGTTTTGTTATGCGGTCCGGGCTAAGTCGGACCAAGTTGTTCCACCGACATACGGCCCGGTGTCGCGTCAGGCATTCACCGAGCGGACTAGTGCAGTTCTTCTCGCAGTAGACCTTCCACGAATCGCGGAAGTCCCAGTCGATCGGCCGGGCACTGCTGCCACATGGACACGCCAGCACCTCGGGGGTGATCACGGGCTGGTTGTGGGCGGTTCTCACGTCGGCTCCGCGTCGGCGTCCGCCGTGGGCTGGTGTTCGGTGGTCATGGCGTCACCAAATATTCACGGATGACGTTTAGCGCGTCTTTGTTCGACATAGCCCGCCATTTCCTGCGCTCAACGATGGCCGCAGCTTCGCACATCGACAGACCGCCGCGCTCCTTCAAGCGCGCAAGGCTCTGCCCGTGGTTGTTCTGTGCCCACTCCTCGTTGAGCACGTCGAGCGGGATACATAAGCCAAGGCGAGTAATGTTGTCGAGGTGGAGCGGCATGTGTTCGGTTCTCACATCGCCCCCGCGTCGCTGCGCTGCTCGGATGCTAGGAGTGCGTCGATTCGGTCGATGATGGCCCCATATTTTTCGTCGATATTCCATGCGCGCGCCTCGGTCAGCAACTCCACGGCGCTCTTGAGTCGGCCGCGCAGTGCGTCGCGATCGTCGATCAGCTTGACCACCGCATGCCGCAGGTCGTCCGAGTGCTGGCAGTGGAGTAGTTCCTGGATCGCCTTCCATTCATCTTCGACGCTATCCCGCCAGCTCTGCGCCGTGGTCCAGTCGCGCAGCAGCTTGACATGCTCCGCATCCTTCGCAACGAGCTGCTGCCGGAGCGCCTTCACCTCTTCGTCCAGCATGTCCTGCTGCCAGACCGTCTCCGCATGCATCCGAGCCTGCTCGCTGTGATCCTGGCGGTGCTGCTCGGCCTTGGCCTTGAAGTGCTCCACGTCGGCGGTCAGGCGCTTAATCGCCTCCCGTGCCGTGACCAGTTCCGCAGCGTATTTCGGATGCAGGTCGATTGGCTCACCCCCGGCCCGGATGGCGGCCTCCAGCTTCGGAACAGTGCGGGCCAATAGCGTGTACCACGTTCCGACAGCATCTCTACTTGCGCCACCGCGTGCGTTGTGATGGGCTTCGACGGCATTGAATAAAATACGCACGCTCTCCACCAACCCCGCCAGCGCGCCGGGGGCAGGGAGGGCGGGCGAATTGCCGATGCGCTGGAGGTCTTCCTCGGTCTGGAACACGACACCCATAGCGCTGAGTCGTTCACGGTTGCGCCTGAGGACCGCAAGCTGTTCATCGGGCGGAAGGTCTTCGATCTGGCGCGCATCGTCCGACGCCGGAGCCTGGGCGGACTGTGCCGAGGCGTCGTATTGGGCGAGGGCTTCCCGCGCCATCACGGGATCTCTATGGCTACGGCTGCGCGCAATAGATCCGCCATCATCGTGAATCAGACGGCGCGGGGCATCAGCTAGGCGGGCGGTTAGGTTGGTCATGTTATTTCTTCTCCAAGGCCGTGAGCGCGTCCCTAAGTTGGCGCAGCTCAGTTTGAGTACACGTTACCTCAGCCGTAGTGTTGCTGCACATTCCGCACGGACATGGAATCTCGGAAACCTTAATAGCCTCCGCCGCGATCAGGACCGCGCGCACCTTACCCCAACTCTGGTACATCTCCTCCGCGATGTGCTCAGGCCAAGCGACCTGTTCCCCTGGCGGTGGATTTATCAGTTCATCAATCCGCGAAATAAGGTCGGTCATTTCTTGGCTCCCTTGGCGATGGATTTGCGGTAGGCGTCGACCTCGTCGCAGAAGTCCGCATGCTTCCACGAATCCAGCGTGATGCGCGTTGCTCCGGTGGTGTATGACGTTTGGGTCAAGGCTAGCGCCGCCTTAATCAACCGCCGCACCGCCGGGGGAAGGGGGATTGGAGCGGCGCTCTTCTTGGTGTCCGCACGCAGAAAAGCACGCCACCAGTAATTGCCGGGATAGATGCGGTGCGCTTCACCGAACTGAGTCCCGTCCAACAGACCTTCGCCAAGCAGGAAATTAATCATTTCCGTACTGACTGGCTTCGGCGCAGGCGTCTTCTTCGGTTTGGTGGTCATGGTTTCTCCACATCCGCCACAACACGGGCGATAGCGTCTTGGATGTTCAGCGACAACGCACGTTGACGCTTCTTGCTCTCAGGATGACTTTCGTTTCGTTTGAGGATGGCGTTTATCTCCACGCACACGGAGATTGCAAGGGTGAAAGTTTGTTCGGAGATCATGCTTTACTCTCCGTTCCCCGCAGAATTTTCTCTGCTACATCGTGAAATCCGAGATCACCTAACCGGTGGTAAAAGGTCCATTTCGCATCTTCGGCCTTGCGACGGGCGGCCTCGGCAGCGGCAAGCGCCGTCTCAAGGGCTTCGATTTCCTCCTTTGCCACCTCGCCCGATCGTTTCGCTACTTCGCGGATCGCCCGATCTAGCGGGGTGTGCGGAGTAGCGTGCGTACCACACGACCCGGCCCGAGAGCCGAGCTGCGTCCAGCCTTCAATGATCTGCGCCGCCACGCTTTCGATAACCGCGTCCTCGCACGCCATGCGGTCCAGAAACTCATCCCTTTCCGGGCCGATCAATCCCCGGAAAAGATCGATCGTACAAATCATGATTTTTCCATCTTTGTACGAAACACTCATGCGAATATCTCCATAGCGAAACGCTCTGCCTTCATCTCCCAGGCGTTGAGTTTGGCAAACGTATTCGACACCTCCCCACGGACGCGCATCAATTGGACCTGCCGAGGTTCCCTCCGACACACGCGAATGCCGAAAGCGATTTCGGTTTCCCGATCGTTGAGCGCCGAGATGTCGGCCCGACAATCGTGGGCGTTGAGGAAGCAAGCCGCAATGGCGTGCGTCAGGATTCGATCGCGGAGTTTCACGAGTGCGCCTCCGCTTCGGCCTTGGTGATGTAGAAGTGAATGCCGGGGGCGCATTCATCCTGCCAGTCTTCGCTAAAACGGTCAGGACGCACCGTCTCCCCGACCACATATCTCGTCTCGCCGTCGTGCATGCTGATTGCTTCGCCCTCTCCGATGACTTCTAGCACCTCCGCAAATTCAGCCCGGCACTTGCGTCCGAAGGCGTGCGAGCGTTTCGCTACTTCGGGAATGCGGAGCTTGACGATCACACCACCCTTGCACTTCTTCCACCCAATCAAAGCGCCTTCGGGCAGGATGCGGGTCTGCGCAATGACCATTTCCGCGTTCTTAGCCCCACACAGGTTAGCCTCACGCAGGTCAGCCCCACGCAGGTCAGCCCCACACAGGTCAGCCCCACGCAGGTTAGCCCCATACAGGTTAGCCCCAGACAGGTTAGCCCCATACAGGTTAGCCCCAGACAGGTCAGCCCCATACAGGTTAGCCCCATACAGGTTAGCCCCAGACAGGTTAGCCCCAGACAGGTTAGCCCCACGCAGGTAAGCCTCACGCAGGTTAGCCTCACGCAGGTCAGCCCCACGCAGGTCAGCCCCACGCAGGTAAGCCTCACGCAGGTCAGCCTCATACAGGTTAGCCCCACACAGGGCAGCCTCACGCATGGCAGTGCCGAGGGTGGTCGCCTCCTTCGCCTGATAGACAATCGTTTCGTTATTCCAACGCGAGCGGATCGCGAACGGGGTCTGTTGGTTTTCAGTGGTCATTTCGTCTTCTCCAATCCCGCAAGCAAATTGCGGGTTAGTTCGTGGGATTGCCATTCGAGCGCCTTCTGATCGCCCGTTGCCTTGTGCCCGGCCATGAAGGCCCAGCGCATGAGGGTACGGATCTGGCGACGGGAAAGCGTCGTGTGTTTGGGTTCGGTGGGATTCACGGTGTACCTCGTGAGGTCAGGCGTTTCGTTAGGTGTTGCGGAGTGCGTGGCACAACTGCTGCCGGGCGAAACCTGGGACATTGCTGTCGATGTTTATAATCGCCAGCTTTATCTTTCTATCCTTGAACGCGAGGCGACGGGCCAACTCCGCGTTTTCCGTGCGGAGCTGCGACAATTGGTCAAGCAGTAGCGTTTCGTTAGTGCTCATTCGATCCCCCACACGTTGGCTTCCGTGCCATTGCTGGGGACGGGGGTACCGTCAGCAAATCCAAGCACGCACAGCGAAAAACCACGCGGATCGCCGTTGCGCTTGCACCACAAGCCGAGGGGGGCCAGCTCTTTTGAGAGCTTGGAAACCTGTTTGTCGATGCGGGCAGCGTACGCCGTGGCTTCGTCGGCTTCCTTGCTGCGCAATTCCGGCGGGGTGTAGTACCGCTGGTCGCGCAGGGTGCCGTTACATTCACCGACCGATGCGCGCTGACAGCCTTTTGCGAGGCGAGACAGTCTTGACGCCAGTTGCGCGCACAGCTCGATACCGAGGGGTCCGCCTTTCGGGTTGGCCACAGTAAGCCAACGATGCATGAGGAGGGCGCCTAATGCAGCGACGGGGTTAGGTTTGGTCGACATGATTATTCCCCCTCCCCGTCAAATTCCATTTTCGTACCGGCAGCAATCTGCGCATCGGTGCGGTTGTCGTTGAAGTCGTGGCAACGCTCGCGCGCCTCTTCACGGGTCAGTCCGCTACGGTCGGCGTACTTAGTTGCGGTGACGAACTCATCCCAGTTACGGGCGGAACGCTTGAAGGTTTTATAAGCCATGATATTTCCAGGCCCGTTTATCGCTGGGCAGGCGTTTGGTTGCGGGAATGACGCCTCCCGCTTTTGGCGTTGTTACTCTATCTCAAGCTCACCGGTCTCTTCGTCGAGCCAAACATGATATTCGTAGGGGCGACATGCTTTCTGAAGGCGAGTGCCGATTGCACCGTATCCACGATCGAAGAAACCAGCGCCATGGCCGTTGGCGGACAGTGCGAAGTCATGGCCAGACTGCGAAGCGTCGAGCGTCAGCAGGTCCAGCGCATTCGCATCGATAAACTCAGAGCACCATGCGCGGATAGTCTTTTCAGCTTCCGCACTGAAGTAGTGGCCGTCGAGATTGTCGCCAGCTTCATCCGTGGCCTGCCATGCGGCGGCTTCAGAGAAGGCAGCGGTGAATTCGTCGAGGTCGGAGTAATCCATGATTCGTTTCCTTGCGGTTGGCCAATCAGTCATTGGCGGGACATGTTGTTAGAAAAAGGACGCGTGCTGACGGATCAGGGCCACATCCGCACCCTGGAAGTACAAACCGAGATATTCTTTTACGTCCCGGTCCAAGGGCTTCACGGCCCTAACGGGCGGATGCCAGCGGCAATCGCTATTCAGCCGGGGACGGATCAGCCGACGTACAACCCGGCGAGCCTGCGAGCTGCACAGGAGCACGATCAGGGCGGTATCAGTGAGGGCAAAGGCGATGAAGAGGGCGAGCATTGGAAGCCTCAGGAGGCGGGGTTGATGATGCGCAGTATTGGGGTCGGGGATTGGTTGTCAACAGTCTCTTTTACTGCCCGCTGTAGACTCCGAAATCCTGGTGCGGGGTGATGAGAATGGGGCGGGATTCGATGGTTCTTGCGTCGGAGTGCGAGCAGGCATACCCGATCCAAAAGCCTACGATCACGAATCCCACAAAGCACACCGTTTGAGTGATGCGATAATCGTTCACACCTCCCACCCTTCCGCAGCGAACAGCCCTTGAACCGAGCGGAGCCAATTGGCCAGGGCCGAGCGGTTGCGGATGGTGATACGGACGTGGTTGGAATTGGTGATGGTGGCGAGACGGCAGGCGGTGCGATTGGCGCGGAGTAGGGCGATGGTCATGGTTAGAATCCAGCGATACACAGAATGAGAACGGTGGCTTCAGTCGAGGTCATGCCGTGCAGGTTAATCAGCGACTCTTGCACCTGATTGCGGCTGTAGCCAGCCTTGAGCATCTTACGGGCCATCGTGCGAGCTTTCGACATGATTGAAACTCCAGGGAGTTGGGTTGATGGGCTTGAATCTAGCGAGGCGCGTGGGTTGTCAAGGGTGCTGTGTGCTGCACTCATGTCTTTTCGGGAGGAAGTGGATAACCCGAGGCACGGATGTACAGGCGAGTAGACCCATTCGCGGTTGGGCAAATATCGATAAGCTCCTCCACGACAAATTGCAGGATGTAGCCATTGACGCGGGATTTGTCCATCTTCATACGGTTCATAAGGACCGTACGGAGGAGGCCTTCGCTGCCTGCCCGGGTGAGGTGCCGTAGGATTTTAGCCCGCTCCTCGGTCTCCGGCACCGGCTTGGGGCGCACAACACTGGTGCGTTTGTTCCGAGCAAGTTGCGAGTGCCCACAAAAAGGGCAAGGCTTCGGCGTTACCACGTGCGCCCCTGCGCCAGGGCCAACTGCCCAGCCTCAGTGATGGCGATGATCGCAGCTCCACGAGGCGTGGTTGTCTTCGTCAGCAGAGCCGCGCCCACAAGGCTACGCAACGCGGGATCGAAGACGTGATTGGGTTGGCGGATTCGGTTTTTGATAACAGATAGCAACACACCATCGCTCCACTTGGACACGATGTTCAAGATGCTGAATTGGGTAGGGTTCATATCTCTTAGTATGTTTATGTTTATTAAAAGTAAAGGGGTGGAGGTCTTAGAAGAATTATATTTAATTTATTATTGTTTTTCGTAATGCCTCCGCGCTGTTGGGGCAATGGGTTACGTTGGAAAAAGGGGCATTATTATTCTTACACCCTAGAAAGAGGGAGAGAGGTAGATATTGTGAAAGTGAGGTATCAATTTTCAAAATCAATCAAGAGTGAGTCCATATAAACCTATAAAAACAAATCTCAATATATAGTTCTTACATTATTTATAGATATTCACTTCCTCACCTGTCACCCCGTCTCCGGGTCTCTCTAGCTCATAAGAATAATAATGCCCCAAAATTAGGCATAACCCCTTGCCGTAACAGGGTTGGAGGGTTACGAAAAACAATAATAAGTTATTATAATCGGTGTAAGGTGTCAGTATTGCCCCATGACTATTACCTACAAACTTGCCGAATCCCCCGGGCTGATGGGCTGTGGTACGTCATATCGCGAGAAAGGGGAAGGGCTTAGGGCTAAACGATGGGGGTGGGAGGAGATGGGCGGATGTGGGGATAGGGGCGGGGTGCGTGGATCGAGGGCGTTGTCGAGGGTGGGGCGAGGGGGCGAGGCGGCCTATGCGCGGGGAGAGAAGGATACCCACTATACGCGGTTGACTCCCCACATATCTACATATGCTACATGTATGAGTAAGACCAAGGCCTTGCGCCAGATCCCCATCACCTTCTGCCTCACCGAGGAGCACATACGTAAACTACAGATTATGGCCGACGAGCAGAAGCGAGCCCGCTCGCAGATCATTCGCGAGATCGTGGAGGCTTACCTTGAGCGCCGATAATTTGGTAGCCTGTAGGAAGTGCAGTACTCTTGTCATCCGTAACCGCGCGGAACTGAGCCCCGGTAAGAAAGCGTACCGGTACCGCGATGAGCGGGGTCGGCGTTGGGACGGGCACTTCTGCCCCAAGTGCAAGAAACACCGCAACAATCCCACACCGGATCCGACAGCTCCAGTGGATGAGCGCGCCGCACTCGGCCGTGCAAATGAGCACATCGCCTGTGCGTGGTGGAACGCCCATCACCCAGACGATCGTGCTGCGGTATCCGCCGAGTGGAACGGCCCCGACCTCACCACCGCATCAGGACTGCGCATTGAAGTCAAGACGGCTGTACACTCGCATCGTGGCCGTTGTAAGACTGAGAAAGTCTACCCTCGTCGGAGAGAAGATCACTTCGTCATCGCAGTCCACGACGGCCGATGCTCGTGCGCCCCGATGAGCGAACACCTCGCCGCCTGTGGGTCTGGCGGGAAGCGTAAGTACAACATCACGGCCCTCGCTACGATGTTCACGGAATAATAGGCCCCCTTGACAACCACACTCTCTTGTCTACAGTCCAGTTAGAATAACAACCGGCCAGATGGCCAAGGGATGCATGATGAAGACGCTGGAAGAAATTCTTACATACAAGCGTGAGTCGATGGACGGACGCGATGTTGCCCGCTTGGCAGATTTTGTGCCAGAGGCCGACCTACCGAAGATCGACGTTGATCTAAAGCCGGAGTTTGTCGGAAAGCACGTAGCCGTTCCATTTACTCGTGAAGCGGTCCTGGAGCGACTAAAGCGCGATTTGGCGTTTGGGTTCGAGAAGGCCCTGAACCAGCGCGGCATTTCCTCTTCATTTATGCACGATGTGGTGCGTATGTGGAATTGGGTTCTAGAAGACGGCTTGGAGGACAACGATGATTACGCACAGTACGGGCTTCCGCTTTTCAAACTGACCGCGGTAAAGTATGGATTTGATAACCCTATTGGTGATGACGTTGGCGATGAAGACAAGTACGCTTCCGAATAACCCCCATCGCCACGGCGCGAGGAGATGAAGATGAAGAATGACTTTGAAACCTGTCGCAAGGAAGCTCTAAAAGCAGCACTTTTCCGTGAGGTAGTGGAACGTGAGTCACAATTAATGCGCGAATGTCCGTCCATCACTGGCGGTAAGAAAAGTGGTGAGACGGTAGAACAATATGCGGGCCGTTGCTTGGACCGTATCACAGGTGCATTAAATCTACTTACTGCAGCCCGTCATAATCTCAAGACACACGGCTAACCAACCCCCACACGGCCAGCGCCGGGAAAGAATGAGATGAGCAAGAAACTATATCACTGTACTATTGAGATCGGATTCTACGCGCTTGCAGAAAACGAGCGCGATGCAATGAGCTGCGCCACGGATGCTGTGGATGATCTGTACCTGCCGGATTACTGCATTGCCGAGCTGGCATC